TCAACAATTTCATTTCTAACATTAGGAATTCTTCTAGCTTTAACTGACATTTGCAACATCCACTTCTAAGTTTTTATAAGCATCGGCATAAGCACGACACTCGTTAAAGACTTCATCCCAATGACCTTGTGGCATACCGTATGACATCAATGCACGTTTCATTACATTAGTAGCAGTATCTGTCCATACAATCGCCACTGACATGGCATATTTCCAAGCACCAATCTCTTTCTCCATAAGATCATTATCTCTGCCTTGTGCAGGTCCAATCAAATGACCAATCTCATGCAATGCTGAAACATAATAACCCGTGTTTTTTGTGGGTCTAATGCAAATCAATTTATGTCTTGGGTTCGCATAGTAACGTGGATCTGTATCATTCAATGATTGATACTTAACGGTAATGTCATGCTCTGCACATAACTCTTGTACGTGCAAAGCCATTTCAATTCTTTTAACTAATGGTCTAGTCATTTAGTACCTCGCTTTCTTCATCTAATTTATTAATAAGAAATAAAACCTCATCTTTTGGAAAAAGATTACTAATATCGTATTCAGTTTTACCCTCTAAAAAATCCTTTACATAATCAATTACTTCTTTTGGTTTTTGATTTGCAAAATCTAATTTATGATTAAATTCAAAATCAAGAATTTTAATTAATTGTTTATAATCATTACTCTGTAATTCTTTCAATCTTTCTTCTGCTTGTTGCCTTGTATCAAAAGTTTCGTGAGTAGGACTAATTTCCCATTCTCCCACACCATTATTGCAAGGAATAATTTTATATTGTTCATTTTTATACATTTAGCACCTCGCTTTCGTTTGTTAGTGTATGATAGTAATATAAGGAATGTTTTTCCTATTTCAAGAGTTTTTTTTATTTTTTTTATTTCAGGAACTTTCCTGAGTATATTTCTTTACCTAATTGTTCATTAAAATCCTCTGTTTCTCTAGGTTTATAGACTAAAAAAAAACTTTTACATTTTGGACAAGATAAATTTGTGACCATATCATATTCTTCATTTTCTTCTTCAATATCGTGATCACCACCCCAAATTAATTCTTTATTACAATGCCAACAATTCATTTTCTACCTCCTACTGCATAACCCATAAAATTATAAGATTGCCAAACTTTGGATACATTACCCAATTCTTTTAATTCATCATTCAATTCTTTTTCTGTTTTACAAAACATTGAAACAGCTAACTGGGTATCTTTATCCAGAATCTCCTGATCCTGAAAATTTGTTCGCTTTTCCTGAACGTGCATCCTGTGTATCAATGTCTGGATAATCGTGTTGTCCAGATATACCTTCTCAGCAATTAATAATATTGCACCTTGATCAATTCTTTCTTTTATTAGCTGGAGCACACGTTTTCTTTTTTTTGACCCGAAGAACTGAAGCGTGAACATGGATATGATTACCGAAACATTGTTCGGTTCTGCTGGCAAGATTTCTTCAATGTCTCCCAGCCTGAAACCAAAACCCGAATGTATTTTTTTTAGTCTGTGTTTATCAATCCCGATGTACTCACAATCTTCAGCCTTCGGCATTTGAGATAAGAATCTACCAGTTGAACACCCGATATCAATGACTGTGCTCTCTGGTTGAGCATATTCACACCCGATCCCTGTAAATATTTTAGTCAACGAAGAATAGTTCGGGATGGATAGCTCAATATGCCTATCAAAATCATCAATAGAGGAAAAATCAAATGCTTCATACATCGTTTTTATGTACCTCTTTTATTCTAGTTCCGAGCCACTCCATCACATTTATAGACATAGCTCTACCACAAGCTTCATATCTTTTTGACACTGGACACTCTTCTTTTGGCTTACCCCGATAAGGTATTTGCGTGTAATTGTCTGGTAATCCCTGAAGTCTTTCACACTCTAATGGCGTTAACCTCCGAACAATAGTGTTCCGAGCAACGCAAGGTTGCCTGTTTCCTCCTGTCATAGCATTAAGCGTAGGAGATACTTCATCTTTTCTAACTCTTGGTGCTCCTCCATCAGGCGATCTGGGCTCAAACACAACGCACGGAGAATTGTTCGGGTTCCTGACCAGCACAGAATGATGATCATTTGCTGTAATGGTATACATAGCTCCATTTTGATTCAAACCACTGCCATTCGATTTTGAATGACCCGATGCAATAGCCACCAAATCGGTAGCTGACTTGTAATCCCGAGCGGCTATTGTTCCTGCGATGTCGTCTTGAGTGTATTGATCGCTTCTTGTAAGGCGATGCGTAATTGTTCGGGTATTTTCTTCCCTTTTCTCCCTGCGCGGCGGAGGATTCCATGACAATGCTTCTCCGTCAAATAAAACCTTTGCTGGATTTCTCCAGTTTCGAGAATGTCCGACAACGAAGATACGCCTTCGCATTTGTGGGATTGCTCTTGGAAACCGTTGTGTTCGTATGTATTGAGTGTCAAGAACCCTGTAGGCGAACCCATACCCGAGTTCTGCCAACCCTCCGAGAAAGGAAGCAAGGTCTTTTCCTCCGTTAGATGACAAGACACCGGGCACATTTTCCCAAAGTATCCATGTGGGATTAATTCTTTTAGTAAGCCGTATAAACTCAAGTGCGAGATTTCCTCTATCTGATTTAATTCCCTCCCGAAGTCCTGCCACGCTGAAAGTTGCACAGGGAGTTCCTCCAACAAGGACATCTGGAGATTTTCCTCCGATGTCTTTCTTTTCGATTTGCGTAAAGTCGCCATAATTTTTTACCTCTGGATAATGATATTGTAAAACAGCAGAACGAAATGGTTCTATTTCAGATACACCTATACATTCATATCCGATTGATTCCCAAGCTATACTAGCACTTTCTATTCCACTGCATATTGATAAAAATTTCAATTTAAGATGCCTCTTTTTTTTTTAAAATTACTATTTCTCTTTTGTTTAATGCTTTTAATTCTTTGTGACAGGAACCACATTTAACATCTGTTCGTCCTTCATAGATCCTACCTCTTGTTTGTCTACCACACCAATCGCAGTCTATGTGTTTATCGTAGTATCTTAAATAGTCGTTCATGTGTTTTCTGTCGCTGTTGTTGCTTCGTATTCGCCTCTGCTCATAAGACCATTGATTGTTCCAAGCCATTTGCGACCTCCTGCTGTACTAAAACTAAACTTATCAATTCTACTTTCAGTAATTAATTCCCGAACAATTCCATCCATAACTCGCTGGGAGAGATTAGCCAGTATATCTGGTGCATCGGCATCAGTCATACGATTAGACAACGAATCTGCACCTCCCTGTTGACATAATGCACGACCTTCTCTTTCGCATCTGCTGATCCATTCATATAAAGCACTCTTACGTAAGTCACGATTACTGCCAGAATTAAGTTGTATAATATCCTCAGTCCGATCTACCAGCAGTCCAGTATTTAAATCCCGAACAAATTTGCGTATCTGGCGTTTTGCTGGGCCGTTTGATTTTACGACTGCTCCATCGAAACACCTGTTTCTTTGGTATTCTATGTTAAGCTCTTTGCATTGGCGTTTAGCTGTGTTCTCATCTAACTGCCACAATGCAAACGCACAACGCACACCATCAACAATCGCTGACGTACCCCTGATAAGATTTCTAGCTTGTTCTGGTGTTGATATAACTGTGTCATCCTTCACCTTTGTCATGTGGTGACACATCATCACTGACGCACCAGTTTCCGAACAAATCTTAGACATTAATCCAGTAAGAGCCGCTCCTGAAGCTGGATCAGAGTTCACATCTGCGTGAACAAAAGAAGCCAACGGATCAAAGATAATGAGCTTCAGGTTATTAATCTGTAATATTTGTTCGTATATACGCTCAAACTCTGCTGAAGTTGTTAGCTCACCATGTAAGCTCTGTAATACAGGGAACACACCACCCACATTGGGTAACGCCACAACCCGAAGCTCATTTTCATACTCGAATCTTTCATTGTTCGGGTCTAAACGCTCAATGCGTCTGTGCATTTCTGCTTCATCATCCTCTGCTGTGAATATAACTACATTACCAAACTCGGTAACATTACCTCCAAATGAATTACGCATCGGAAAAGCACCAGTGACCTTCATCGCTAAATCTAATGTAAGCATACCTTTACCTGCATCACCCGCGGCTGATAGTATAATTGGTACACCCAGAGGAAATGTGCTATCTACTAGGAACTTCTGTTCGGGTGCAGGGCCAACGAATCTCGATACCAGTAAGCTGTCGTCAAGAAGGTTTATGTTCTGGCGTGTGAAGTTACTTGTAGTATTTAGGAACTCATTTATATCGAAGCCTTCACTTATTGCATCTGCAACATCCCATCTTTCGGGCTTACCTCTTGGAAGCGTAAGCATTTTAACTGATTTTACATTAGCGTTCAAAGCTAACTCCTGAACTAACTCAGCTAATTTCTTGCCAGCATTGTCATTATCAGCCCATAAGATAAGCTCTTTGCCTTGCAATGGAGAAAAGTCATACTGTGACGCTGATTTCTTCGTGAGCATACCAGCACCTCCCATTGTACAGGTTGCTGTATACCCCAAGTTGTTGAGTGCATCTGCACATTTCTCACCTTCTACCCAGATGACTGTATCCGAAGCCAATATGTTCGGGATATTATACAATGGTCTGACATCAGGCATACGTGGATATGGGTTGTCACCAGTGAATTGCCTAAACTCTTTCTTTGGTTTACCGTGTGTATCCAGTATCGGAGCACCTGATCCATCCCGAACAAGATACTTCCGAACCGAACAAATCACCTGACCATCAGAATTTTTGTACAAATACTCCGAATCGTATGGTGTCTGCAAATTAATCTGCACTTTTACTGGATTCTCTGCTGGCTGTTCCCGAACAAATTTTCGGGGTTCACCTACGTATTCAGAAAACATCTCCTTGATTTCAGGTAATCTAAGACCTCTACCTTCCATCAATATCTTAACAATACCACCGATTCCAACGCCACCGTTAAAATCCTGACCCTTCATAAAGTATGGACTTCTGGGATTAATGTCTATTTTCAGGGATTTACCAACTTCACCTGAAGTAGACCCGATTGTAAACAGATCACCAGTAACTTTACCTTGTGGAAATGTCTCTTTTAAAATATCTATTTGCACCTGTCTCGGTACTTTTTTGCTAATCTCTTCGACTAACTCACTCGCTGACATACTAGATTTAGTATTGTCAAATGGTAAAACACGCATTATATTGTCTCCTATAAACCATCTAACCCGAACAGTTAAACTTGTTCGGGTTTTACCCAGCAACTACTTTTAAATTCACATCTCTTACATAAAAAGTAATCAGAGTTTGTAGCAACTCTGGGTAAAATTTCATTATGTTTTACAGCAGTTAAAATTTCAACTGCTTTATCACTTGTCTTTTGAGCCAAAACTTTGTCAAAAGGAACAAGCTCATAATATATTTCACAATTATTTTTATTAACTACCGTAAACAACGCAGGATTTTCTGTCAAATTCATGTAAGCTTGATACAAAGCTATTTGTGAAGCATATGTTAAATTAGTATCCTTAACACCTTTCCGAACAAATTCATTGAAGCTCTTGTCATTGGCAGACTTACACTCCCATAACATAGGATACTTAATATCATCTGGGCCACCACATATGACACCATCTATGTGACCCTTCACCTGATCATCAGCTATAGAAAAACCAAATTGTTCGCCATTTTTATCCGTACTTCTCAAATCAAAACCTGCTTTAATTAACCAACCATGTGCCATATCTTCAATCGTATGACCAAATTGAAATATGCGTAGAAGCTTAGCACTGAACTCACTTTCTTCATCAGGTTCCTGACCAATAAACCTATATTGTATTTTGCGAGAACATGGATCTCCCAAAGAAGACGCACCGAGATATGTTCGTCTTTTCTCACTTTTGTTCGCCTCTTTGATAGATTCATCAACAACTTCCTTTATCTTTTGACACGTTTTTTCCGAATGGGAACTCTGCGTGTTTGTCGTTGACATTGAATTTGAGCCAGATTGCTGCCAGATAAGTTTCGACAAGTTCGTTTGCATCTTCTAATTTCTCCATTTGTTGTATAGACATAACCAAATATAACACATCTTGCTCATCAAGCTCTGTGAATTTTTTGTTCCAGCCTATCTGTCCGAACAATTTTCCTATTTTTTTTAATGTAGTGTCTGGTTCGACATTTCTTTCATTTCGCTCCATTTCTCAATTTCCCCTTCATTAGTTTTCATAAATGACATTGTGAATAATTCCTCATTCTCATAAAAAGCAGTTCCATATCCATTTTCTACTTCAACACCATTTTCAATAACTTTTTTTTCCATAATAGAACCAATTTTTTCCATAACATCATCTTCAGATGAAAAAAAACCTTCGACAGAAGTAAAAAAATTTAAATTCATCTGTCCTTCTTTTGTATTTAAAACCATTTTAATTTCTACTTGAGTCATTATGCTACTTCCTTTTTTATAATGTTGTTTATCATAGAATCTATTCTGCTTTTGTTCCACAAATAATTTAAATAACAAGCAGCTCTATATTTTGTCCATGAAAAATCAAAACCTGACACAATGACACCTGATTTTGCTAACATATCTTTTTGCTTATCACTAATTCTTTCATTTAACCACCTTCTGCCTTTTTGAGCACTATTATTATCCTCAATCTCTCTCAGAAAGTCGTCAGCAGAGGCTATAGCCTGTTGCTTTGTTCCTATACTAACCATCCTCAACTTGCCACCAGAACGCTTTACAATGCCACAGGATAGATCACCAAGATCAGCAACAAGTGCAAAACCATTAAATCCTGTAGCTGACAGACATTTACCCGTGCCAAATAAATCCATCCATCTAAAAGGAGAACGATCAATCAGATCAATCTCTGTCATATTAAATTCTTCTAAGTCTGTATCTTGACCTTTACCAAACTCGTATCCACACATAGGACACTCTCTGACACTCAAAGGAACAACTGAGTCACATTCTGGACAAACTTTCTCTGGTGCTTGACCTTGCATATTAGACTCTGACCCTTCAAGATTGACATCATCTTCTAATGAACCGTGTGTAAGAACAGAAGTTCCGAAATCCAACACAACACAATCTGTTTTAATTATGTTCGGGTGTTCATCTGGATCAATGGTACGAAGACCTCTGCCAATCATCTGCACCATAGTTGCTTTGTAAGAACAAGGACGAGTTAGAACAATACAGGATACAGGTGGTGCATCAAAACCTTCTGTTAATACAGCCACGTTGACCACAACCTGTAAATCACCATTGGCTAAATCATTCAGGATATTAGCCCGAACATTTTTATCAGTCTCTCCTGTGACAGTCTCAGCTTTAACACCTTGTTCTACAAACTCCTCACATAAATCTTCTGCGTGTGCAACTGTTGAACAGAACACCACAGTCTTTCTATCACTCGCCTTATTCTTCCATTCATCAACAACTCGTTTGTTGATAGCTCGTTTGTTCATAATACGAGCTACTTGATCCATATCAAAATCGACCACTGTTTTCCGAACATTTTGAAGTTCAGAGCGTACACCCACATCAATGACGTAGGTTTTTGGTGAGACAAGAAAACCCTCACGAATGAGTGTTGATATCTCGATTTGATGAGAACAATTGGAGAATACTTCACGTAAACCTTTTTTATCCCCACGATTAGGCGTAGCAGTGAACCCAACGATCTCAACTTTGTCATTAATTTCTTTTGCATGATTTATAATCCGAGTATAGGTATCAGCTACCACATGGTGACTTTCATCAACGACCACCATATCCATAGCTTTCATATTATCTAAGTTGTTCGGTCTGGATAATGTCTGCACCATAGAAAATACAGCATCTCCATCCCAATTCTTTTGTTCGGCATTAACTACGCTGGTTGATATGTTCGGATTGATTCGCTGGAACTTACTTATGTTCTGGTTAACCAACTCATCTCTATGCTGGAGAACCAGAACATTTTTTCGTGAACCATGACGCTTACCAATGAGGGATGATAACATAATTGTTTTACCAGCACCTGTAGGTGCAACTACAACAGTGTTGCCATGCTTGTCCAAAGCTTCCGATGCAGAATTAACTGCAACTTCTTGATATGGTCTTAATAACATTTGCACCTCACTTTCTATAATGTGGGAAGTTTTGCGTCCTACGTACTTCCCAAACGTAGTCCTAACGCACATTGAGGTGTTGACGCTAGAAACTCAAAAAACCTTATATTTACAGGGTATAAACATACACGGATATGTCAATAGACCCCGCTGACGGCTCTTATATAAAGCCGTTTTTTACCAGAACAGCCTAAACGTGACTAATCGCACCTCTCTCCAACATAGCATAACTCAACTGCCGTAACCGAACTCAACAAAACATAGGAAAACTGAGCACAGCCTAACCAAACGCAACATACCCCTACTTGCCTTTTGTTAACTGCCGTAACATAACCGAACTTAACTGAGCTTATCGCACCCCGAAGTAACATATCGCACCTCACCCCAACTGCCTTAACGCACCAAACCCAACCCAAGTTCAACATAATCCACCTGACCTGAAAGCACCCAACCCAAACTGCCTCAACTCAACTGAACTTAACAAACCTTAGTTCACTCCACCCAAAACTACCAAACCCAAAAGTACCCAACCCAAACTGCCTAAACTCAACTCAACGGAACATAACTTAGTTTACTGCACCCAACACAACCCAAACTGCCTGACCTGAACAAACCGTAACTTAGCCGAACATAATTCAACTCTTCACGCCAGAGCACACCTCACCAGAGACGAACTGCCTGAACCGAGCGTAACGCAACCAAACCGACATAACCAGAGCACACCACTTGCAAACTGCCTTACCCAAACCCAATTTGCCTGAACCCAACTGAACCAACCAAACCCAACCCCGACTGAACTGCCGAAACGCAACTGAACTGAACGCAACTCTCCTCTCCATATCACAACTGCCTAAACGGACCGCACCACAACGCACCCCTCCCATCCACAGACTAACAAAACTCAACACGACACAATTTCTTTAATTAATTTGCTTTAGTAGAAACACTTTCTTCTTCTAATAAAGAGGATACCTCTTCTAAAGAACCAATATCAATACCTTTTACAGTACAAATACCTTCGTATCTTTTTAGCCAAGAATTTAATTCTCTTGATGCTTGACGACATAGTTCTTTTACTGTTTCAGGGTTATTCAAATCAAACTTTTGATAACCACCACCTTGTGCTCTATTATCTATGGGAGAAATATAACTTGGAAACTTAATAACTTTTGTTTCCTCGACAACAACTGCTTTACTATAATCAATTGTTTCAGATGGTATATCTCTATATTGAACAGTTATTTTACAACCTGAAGCAAATTGTCTGGCTATTTGAATACGTTGTTTCAAAGCCATTTTTGCATCATCTTCAAATATAAACAATTTGTAAGCAGGATGGTTTGGTTGACTTTGCATCCACTCGACAAACTCGACAGGAACATAACTGTTCCTGCCTGTTTTATTAAGATAGTCATTTATTACTTGTTGACGATCTTTTTTAGAGAAACGATTTTTCATATTATGATGCGACTGCTAAAATCGCTTCTCTTTTTTGTCTCTCTTTTGTCAAGTCTTCATATAATTCGTGACTTGCATTATCGTGAGACTCCATTTGAGGATCTTTAAAAGATATTTCTTGAACAGATTTACCTTCATTTTTTACTATGTCATTGAATATTTTAACATCCTCATCTGTAGTTACAAGTTTATAACCACCCATAGGGCCGCCTTTCTCTATTCTCCAATCACCAAGACCACATAAGAAACCTGCGTTCATTACTAAACTAGCAATCTCTGTTTGATTGAATGTAGGCACAATGTATCGAACCTTAAATTCAGTACACCATCTAGGTAACTTTCCACGAGTACGAATATCTGGAGTTCTATTCATATCTGAAGAACGAACAACAGACATAAACATATAAGGTTTACCCCAAATATTTACGTGTTCTTCTGGAAGATAAATACCACGATTGATACTTGCTTTGGTTACACCCTCAGTTTCAAGAGCCGCAGTTGCCATACCTCTCTTGATACCTGTAGATGGAAAACTAAGATAAGCAGTGCCTTGACCTTGAGTATAAAGACTATCCTGAAATTCTAACTCAGGATTATGCTTTATATCTTGCTTTTCTTTAGCAGTTTTTCTTTTTCCACCAATGAATAAAGCTTCTCTTGCTTTACGTGACATGGAGTTAAAAACTAAAGGACTTGTACCAATAATTCTAAACTTCATTTCTTTTTGTTGCAGACTCTTTATTCTTGGAAGTTCTGCACTTTCCATTTTTGTTTTACTTGGCATATAACACCTCACTTTCTTTTAGTTAAAATTATTTCGCCCAACTTGGAACATTGTTGTCAGATTGATTGACGGT